TACACAATCACAAGCCTATGATGGGGGAAGCAGGCATGCGGCTCCACTTAGTTACGGCAAACATCTAAACCATGTATCTCATGTGGTTGCTATCTTGAACAGGAGAAAAGAAAATAATCAGGTGTCAAATATCTTAGAATTGAATGTGTACAAGGCTAGGGACGGCAGAACGGGGACTTGTTACTTTAAGATAGGTTCTGGGTATCAATTGAGTGAAATGAGGGCGCAGGACGCCTTAGAGGAGCTTGAGGAGTTTGAGGTAAAAAGCATGTCTGAGGATGAGAGTGATATTATGAGTGCAGATATAAGCTAGCATTGTTTGTGATAAGTTCGAGGGTATGGTAGAATGTATATACATAAATTAAGAGTGGTTTACATGGAATTTACTCCTAAATATCCGTGTCCCAAATGTGCCAGGAAGATGCATGTGGAAACGGTTACCTTTACTGGCGATACTTCTTATGATACTTATGAAGGGATCGCACTGGTTTGTCAGGGCTGTGGGTATGTCATTGAGGACTGGAATATCGAGAATCAGGTTGAGTCCTATTACGTTGATGAGATCTTAGATGTAATAGAGGGCTATAAAATTTATAAGTTAAGCAAAGGTACAAATGATATATGTGACAATTGTAATGATTGCGATAATTTAACTTGCTAATTAATTTAACATTTATTTAATATGGAACTAAAGGATTACAGGGAGGCGTACGAGGCATTTAAATATAAGAGGAATTTATGCGGCAGAAGTGCATTGGAGGCTGTAAAGCAGAATGCAGATGTGCTACGGTATGTAAAGGAACAGACAGAGGAGATCTGCCTAGAGGCTGTTAGACAAGATGGGCATGTGCTGCGGTATGTAAAGGAACAAACGGAAGAGATCTGTTTAGAGGCTGTTAGACAAGATGGGTATGCGTTGCAGTATGTAAAGGAACAGACGGAGGAGATCTGCCTAGAGGCTGTTAGACAAGATGGGCATGTGCTACGGTATGTAAAGGAACAAACGGAAGAGATCTGTTTAGAGGCTGTTAGACAAGATGGGTATGCGTTGCAGTATGTAAAGGAGCAGACAGAGGAGATCTGTTTAGAGGCTGTAAGGCAGAATGCAAATGCGCTGCAGTATGTAGAGTCTAGATTCTTCAATAAGGACGATAAGACCGCAGAGGCTATCGAACTGTTAAGAAGTAATGGTTATAAGATAGTCAAAGATAACTAATTTAACATTTATTCAATATGTTCAACAAAATATTGTCATTCTTGGGGCTTAGACCTGATCAAGTCGATGACACGCAGATTCGTGAGCATTGGAGATATTTAGCAAGGGTGTGTAGGACACGCAGGATGCAAAAGAAGGTTAGTGTCAATCAACTGGCTAAGGAAGCAGATGTCAGTTGGAACTCCGTTGATGATTTTGAGAAGTTACATGTGAAAACAAGGGTTTCTACCATAAGAAAAATATTTAGGGCCTTGGGCTTGCCAATTATTGAAGTTATTGATACTATACCTCATGGATATTCAAAACCAGTACTTCAGCAGGGAGGATCTTTACAGGATCAAGGCGGAGAAGTATAAACGCTCATTCTGGGAGTATTTTAAGGATTTTTGGGGGGTTATTAATGGCGAGGAACTTATTATTAATTGGCATATGGAGGAACTTTGTAATGAGTTGCAAGATATGGCGGAGAGAGTGGTGGCAAGAAAGCCTAAGAAGTATGATCTGTTAGTAAATATACCTCCAGGAACGACAAAATCTTCTATAGCAACCATCGTCTTCCCACCTTGGTGTTGGATAATGGATTCGAAGCTTAGATTTATCACGGGATCGTACTCAAAGGAGATTTCCATCGAGCATGCTATATTTAGCAGAGATATTATTAAATCAGAGAAGTACCAACGGTTATTTCCCGATATTCGTATTCGCAAGGATAAGGATCGGAAAACTAATTACGTGAATACAGCTGGAGGCATGAGGACGGCAACGTCAGTTGGTGGGGCTATCACAGGTAAGCACGCCCACATTATTATCGTAGACGACCCGCTCAACCCCAAGGAGGCAATGTCAGATGTTGAAAGAAAGAACGCCAATAAGTGGTTGGATCAGACGCTTAGTTCTCGTAAGGTGGATAAGAGTATTACCCCCACAATTATGATTATGCAGAGATTGCATGATAATGATTGTAGTGGACATTGGCTTAAGAAAAAAGATAAGAGGTTGAAGCACATATGTCTGCCAGCACGGGAGACGAGTTACATAAGTCCCGCCAAGTGGGCTGACAATTACGAAGACGGGTTACTAGATACCAAAAGGCTAGATGACAATGTGCTCAAGGAGTTTAAGGAGGACATGGGAAGTTATGCGTTTGCAGGACAAATGATGCAAAGTCCAATACCACTAGAGGGTGCTGGGATAGTTAAGCCCCAGGAATTCTACGAGGGTGGAGTTGACCTAAATTTCTGTAAATGTTATGGTTATATAGATTTGGCAATCTCTAAAGAGGAGACGGCAGACTGGACGGCGGTCGTAACTATTGCAAAACATAAGGATACTGGGAGATTATATGTGGTAGAACCAAGAAGGTTAAGGGGCAGTCCGACCGAACAGATGGAGCTTGTTTTTGAGCTTCACAAGAGGTATAACTATGTTGCGTTTGGTGTTGAATCCGTTCAATATCAGAGAGCCTTTGCTGAGTGGTTAAGAACCGAATCAGCGAGGAGAGACCAATATATACCTGTTGTCGAAATGGATGTAACAAGAGATAAGGTTACTAGAGCGATGGAGGTGTCGCCATACATAGAGAACGGGACAGTAGTGTTTAGCAGAGGTAATGTAGATTATATTAATGAGTTGGAATACTTTCCAAAGGGGGAACATGATGATTGGGTTGATGCTACTGTTGGTGCTATAAAACTTGCAACAAGGTCGAGTGCTGGGGGCAGTATATCGGCCAGAGGTAAAATAAACTATCCAGAATCACATGGCAAAGAAGAAGAAAACTTCAACTTCAACGAATGGAAAAGGTCAAGGCGAAGAAAAGCTCGGTATTCCAGGTAATTTTTATAAGTCACTTGGGCGCCCGACTGGGGAGATGGGGCAGGCTTATGAAGAATGGGAGGAGTACTCGGACGAATTGTCCCTTAAAGATTATCGTAGAATGCTACAAAACGATGGTCAAATTCAGATGCTTTATAATGCTATTGTTAATACTATTCTGGCTAACGGCTTTTATGTACAAGATGATGACGATATAGAGGAGGAGGAATCAGACGAAAAAAAGTTTATTGAGGAGGTGTTATTTACTCCTGCATATAAAGGTGGCATGAGTACGAGCTTCAATTTGGTTAATAGAACAGCTATGAGAGCCTTTGTAGAGGGGTTTAGGGTGTTTGAGGTGGTCTATAAGAAGCGTGATGACGGCAAGGTCGGGATAGAAAAACTTGCACCACGTGCAGGTCTGCATGATGATGATATTATTCTCTATCACGATAAAGGGGAATTTGTGGGTATTAAGCAGAAGATATGGAATGATCAGGACATATCTGAGGTTGAAATTATGAATAATGGTGGTGTTCACAAGGTAGTAAAAGCTACCTTTGGAGAGGAATTTGGGAGTTTGTACGGGCAAAGTGGGTTTAAGGCTGCCTGGTATCACTACGATAAGGCACATAAAAGCATGTATTTAAACCATGTTGGTCAAGAGTTGGGAGCCACAAAGTTTAGGATACTAGAAACTGGACAAGTTAACGATGAGAAGAGAGATGCAGCTATGAATTTATTGTCCAAGATTACCTCATTAGGGGTGTTTTCGTATCCTGAGGAGGAGATGACATTGCAGTTTGCGGATGTGTCGGATGCGGATGTAATGGAGGTTGGATTAGAACAGCAGGATAGGCATTATGCTTTGATGAGTAAGTCTGTTTTGGCGCAATTTATAGATCTTGGAAGCGCAATTGCAAAAACGGGTAGTAGGGCCCTTGGTGATTCGCAGATAGCGTTTTTCAAAGATAGCTTGCAAAATGTTGCAGAGGTTGTTTTGGAAAGGATGTGGAACACTGTTATCGGTGATTTAGTTATGGTTAATTTTAATAATGATATATACCCTAGGTTAAAGATTAAGCCGATAAATGATAAGGCAGCTAAAGCACTGCTTAACGGTATGCAGGCATTAGTGACAAAGGGAGATATACCAGTCGGGTTTAGAGATAAGTTCTTGCTTGCTGGTTCTAATGAGATTGGGATTGACATTACTACGGACGATATGAAAACGGATGAGCTACAAGAGATTGGAAGATCCAGAAAGCCTGTGGATGAAAATCCAGTGGCAGATAAGATGAGTAGCGATACGCCAGTTCCGGATAAGAACGTTAATAATAATCTTGACAACAAGCTTAAGTCTAGAAGTACGAGCGATATTAATTTACAGGATAACGAGGACGACAGAATGGTTAGAAGTCTTCATCCCGTAGAGAGGAAGGTTAAGATCCTAGATATAAAGAATACGCTTGATGAACAGGAGGAGAAATCTAGAAGAGCTTTAAATGATAAGCTGGCTAATCAAAAGGCCGAGCTAATTGAGCAGTATCTAAATGCAATGAAAGATGGGCGCAAGTCCATTAAGAATATTGAGGTGGATTTACAAGATGGTCGTACCAAATATTCTGAGGAGCTGGAGATAATAGCATTGCAGGTATTAAACTACGGGAAGATTATGGCGGCTAACGAGCTTGACGAAGCCGTACCAAATACTGATAATAAGGCTAAAAATCTCGTAAGTGATAGGGTAGATACTGTAACTGAGGAGCAGAGCACACGACTAAAATTACGTATGGATCTTCTTGCAAACGAGATGATGGCAAGAGATATAGATCCAGATAATGCTGCGTTGCAACTAGAGCGGGAATACGATTCGTTTGTAGGGAAATTGGTCGTTCCTACCGTCGGGATATTAATCCCATTTGCGTTCAATATTGGTAGGGATAATACATTTAGATATTACGACGATGTTATTGAGGCGTATATGTATTCAGCAATATTAGATAATCGAACGACGAACTTTTGCAGAACTATGGATGGTGCTATATTAAGAAGAGATGACCCAGATTATTACCTGCTAGAGCCTCCTAATCACTGGGGGTGTAGGAGTTTCTATGTTGCAATTAAGAAAGGTGAGATGGAAGAATTCAATTTAGAGGTTACTGGAAAGCCAGAAGGTGTTACTGTGTTTGGTAGTGTTAGCCAGTTTAGGAAGGCGGGTGATATGAGTGATATTCTAATATAGAAGCTGTGCATTTGACAATTTAAGAATAATCTAATACTATTAAATATGAAAACGACCGATCACAAGATAGCTCTATGTATGATAGGGCGTAATAATGCAGATCATATAACCCGTACGCTTGATTCCACTAATGAAATTTTTGACTTATACTGTTATCATGACACAGGTTCGAGTGACGGTACTTTAGAACTTTGGGAAGATTGGTGTGAGAAACATAATCAAAAATGTAAAACAAGCAAGAAAGAGCTCGATGAATATAATACCGTAGAGGTTAATGGTGAACAGATACTAGGAGAATTCTGTGCTGCCAGGAATGACAGCATGAAGCTTTTAGATGACGATGTAGATTATATGTTCTGGATGGACACCGATGATATTCTCATTAATCCAGAGGGGGTTAGAAAAGCGGCAGAGATATTAGAGAGAGAGGGCAAACAGGTTGCAATTATGGAATATGTTTATGCAAAAGGGCATGGCAATATTAAGCCTGTTACACAAAAAAGAGAGCGTTTAATAGATGTTGGGGAGCCTGGCAGGTGGAGGAATTGGGTTCACGAAGGGTACGAGTTCGAGGGTGACGACGTTGGATCAATATACATACAGGACGTTGTGGTCGAGCACGAGAGAACGCCTAATCAAGCGATTGCTACTGGGAGGCGCAACCACAAGATAATGAAGCAACAGATAGAAGAGCAGGGAGTAGACGAGTTCCCAACGCACATGTTAAGAAATTATGCTTATGATTTTTGGGAGCATAAAGAATTTGATAAGGCGCTTAAGTATTACAAGATTTTGTTAGGTAGAGATTTAGGTGCTTTGCAAAGGTATAATGCTTTATGTAGGGTATCAAATACATACATAATGATTGGAGAGCACGAGAAAGCTACTCCATATGCGATGAGGGCGTTAAAGCTTAGCGGCAAGGAGAGATCAATTAGGGATAAGACTTATCCGCATGTATTGCTTGCTCAGGTGTTTGATCAAACTGATCAACCAGAGGAGGCTCTTTTTCACGCAGAAAAGGCATTAAAATTAGGTAAGCCTGAGGTAGCTGCCCCGATAAATGAGTATGAATATATTGTAATTCCGAGGAAACTTATAGTTAAAAACTTGCTTGCTATTGGAGAAGATAAACAGGCTCTAGAGTTGGCTAAGGAGGTTGCTTCAATGACACAAGATAAAAGAGATTTAGAGCAGGCGCGAGCCATAGCAGACGGCGTAGAGAACAGGGAGGCTCTCGTTGCATTAGATACCATGAAACGACTATATCAAACGACTGGAAATAAAGAGGAATTGCAGAGAGTGCTAGATGTGATGCCACCGACTTTACGATCTGATCCTACTGGGGCACAGATTGTTAAGGAGATATATCATGATTTGCATAAGGTTGACATGTATAAAACTAAAGGTGATAAACCCGTTATTGTAATATATGCGGGTAAACAGGCTATAGAACCATGGCACGGTCACAGCGATATAGAAGATGGAATTGGGGGGAGCGAAGGTATGTGCATTCAGATTAGCAGGGAATTAGTGAAGCTAGATTACAAGGTTATTATATATAATAACTGTCAGGACAAGGAGGGGAAATATGATGGAGTTATATATAGGGATGCAGATAAATGGGATTCATCACAGAATTGTGATGTATTTATATCGTTAAGAAGGCCAGATGTATTTAAAAAGCTAATTCATGCTAGGTTGCAATATTTGTGGTTGCACGATACGGGTTATGGTGAGGTACCCAAGACAATGTTTTATGCACCCGATAGGGTGACAGCGTTATCCGAGGCGCATAGGGATGTACTGATAGACAACCACGATATCAGTCCAGAGCAGTTCTGGATGACGAGAAACGGGTTGAATACTGTCGCTTTAGAGTATGCGGATAAAAATGCAGGTAAGAGAAATCCATACCAACTCATTTATGCTAGCTCATATGACAGGGGTTTGGACTTTGTCTTAGAGGGCTGGGAGAAAGTGAAGGAAGAAGTTCCCGAAGCTGAGCTTAAGATATACTACGGCTGGGATACGTATGACGCACTCATGAGGGGGAGAAGAAGCCACCGCATGAAGAAATATAAGAGTAAGATTATTAATACGATAGCCAATCTGGATGGGGTTCAAGAATTGGGAAGGATCTCACAGAACGAGCTATATAAAGAATTTGCCGAAAGTAGTTTTTGGTATTACCCAACAGCATTTTACGAGATTAGTTGCATTAATGCCATGACGGCTCAAGCTACAGGGTGTATCCCTGTGTGTACTCCGTATGCTGCTTTAAACGAGACAGTTAACACTGAGTATGGGGTTAAACTTAATAGAGAACATATTGTCGATGGACTTATATATAATCTAAAACATCAAGATGAGCTTGGAGATCAGAGGGAAGAGATGAGAAAGTGGGCCCGTAAAGAGTATAGTATGGCAGAGCTAGCTAAGGAGTGGGATGAATATTTTCAATCTAAGTTGAATTTGTAGAGATGAAGGTTAAGGTATTGTTGCCCGCATTAATAGGCACTAAAGAACAAAAGGAGATGACGGATAGATGTCGCAGATCTATAGAAGATCAGACTGCTTGGAAGCAGGGGATTGAGTACGAGTTGATCTACGATAAGAAGAAGTATAAGTATGCAATAGCGGGAGTCTGGAATGCTTTCTTTGATAAGTTTCGTGGGAAGGATTACGACTTTTTGATGGTATGTGCTAATGATACTATTCTAGATCAGAAGTGCGTGCAGATCCAGCTCGCATGCGCAGAAGAGTAC